TGTAGTGCTGTCATAATTGTTCTCCTTTAAAAGCGAGTATAAAATGTGAACCCTTTCGGCATTCAATACTAATTATACTTTAAACCATTTGCATATGCGGTGGAGAACCGATTAACCCATAGTCGGGTTTCCTCCCAATTCTTTACATGGTACGTTTTACCGAGCCTCTCCTTCACTGATCTTGCCAAAGGATAATCATTCTGACCCTCTTCCATCATATCTCCAAAGAAGTGAACTTCATCATCAAAATTAAAAAATTTAATAATCTGACTCTTATCACTATCAGATATATCAAGTCCTGTCTGTCCTCCTATCTGAACATTTAAATCAGGAAAATTTTCATTTAATCTTGCAAGAATATCTCTTCTTTCATTTGTGTTAATATCCCATTTTACATATTCATCTCTTCCATCCATACTACCTTCACCTCTACCCAGAATACTAAAGTTTATTCCACCAGGTCTGCTCTCAATATGATCACCAGTTCTAATTGGAAAATTACTATAATCTAACTCATCATTTAAGAAAGAGATCAGTTCATCAGATGGTTTCCAGTTCGATCTATACACACTATTATTACCATCATAGATATCTGAACCAGAACAATTAAATACCCTCTTACATCGGTTGTAAATATCAGATCCAACCTGTTCGATAGTTTTTGCACGATCACTTCCTGTGACTAAGTAGGTATCATATTTACAACAAAATATAAGAAACTCAGCAGAGAATCCTATATCCATTTGTTTACGACTCGGTGTTAGAGTTCCGTCAACATCAAAGATGAATTTTTTCATATCTTCCAGATTTTATCACAATAATCTTGAATTGATCTATCAGATGAGAAAAACCCAGATCTTGCTATATTCACTAATGACATCTTACTCCATTTTTTCTTATCTGTCCAGACCTTACTTACATATTCATGAGTTGCAAGATAGTCAGGTAAATCTGCTAATACAAAGAATGGATCATAGTATGCAAGATTATCAATGATAGGACGGAATGTTTCCTTTGTACCACCACTGAAAAATCCCTTATCAATCAATGTAAATATTTCTTCTAACTCATCCCAGAGATAATTTTGTGGATCATACTTCTGTTCTCTCAACGTTCTAATCTCACTTTCATCATTACCAAAGATAAAAAAGTTGTCCTCTCCAACAAGATTTCTTATCTCTACATTTGCACCATCAAGTGTACCGATTGTCAAAGCACCATTCATCTGGAACTTCATATTACCAGTGCCTGATGCTTCTTTACCAGCAGTGGATATTTGTTCAGATAAATCAGCAGCGGGATAAACTTTCTCTCCTAACTTCACACTATAATTTGGTAAGAAGATTACCTTCAAGACATCGTTTACATCAGGGTCATTATTAATAACATTTGCAATACCATTGATAAATTGTATGATAAGTTTTGCCATGTAATATCCTGGTGCTGCTTTACCACCAAAGATGACAGTTCTTGGTATTGGATTCTTTTCAACACCATTCTTAATACGTAGATATTGAAATATAACTTGTAGTGCTAATAGATGTTGCCTCTTATATTCATGTATTCTTTTGACCTGCACATCAAACATACTCATCGGATCAACATGAATACCCATTGTATCTGAAATGTATGCAGATAGTTTATGCTTTCCTAATAATTTTGTTTCAGATATCTTATCTAGTACATTAGTACTATCTTTATATTCCTCCAATTTTTTTAATAACTGCATATCAGTTATCCAATCAGATCCAACATACTCATCTAATACTTCTGCAAGAGGTGGATTAGATAATGCTAACCATCTACGAGGTGTCACACCATTCGTAACATTCGTAAACTTATGTGGCCACAGATCGTAAAACTCTGGCATCAATTGTTTCTTCACAAGATCTGAATGAAGTTCTGCAACACCATTTACATGATGAGATCCAACTGTTGCAAGATGTGCCATACGGACGGACTTGTTTTCATTCTCATCTATGATTGATAGTTTTCTTAATATACTTTCATCACCAGGATAATTGATTCTAACTGTCTGTAAAAATCTAGCATTTATTTCGTATATAATTTCAAGATGTCTAGGAAGTAATGAATTAAACATTTGCAAGTCCCACTTCTCTAATGCTTCTGGTAAAAGAGTGTGATTAGTATATGCAATTGAATTATTAGTTACTTCCCATGCAGTTGTCCAATCAATATGTTTATCATCAACCAATAATCTCATTAGTTCTGCAACTGCAACAGCAGGATGAGTATCATTAAGTTGTAATGTAAAATGATCTGCAAAATCAGAAACAGGAATATTATCTTGTTCTAATCTTCTTATCATATCTTGTAATGATGCACTTACGAAGAAGAACTGTTGTTTCAATCTAAGTTGTCTTCCTTGATCTGTACCATCATTAGGATAGAGAACCTTAGATATAGTTTCTGATTGTACTCCTTGTTCTACTGATCCAAGATAGTCACCAATATTAAATGCATAGAAATCAAATATCTCAGTAGCATCTGCTCTCCACAATCTTAGACGATTACAACTATTAACTCTATATCCTAACTGTAATACATCATAAGGAACTGCTACAACCTGTTCTTCTGGAACCCAACGACATCTATAATTACCATGATCTGATGTATAATGTTCTACCTTACCACCAAATCCTACAAGACAAGACTCATCTGGATAACACAATTCCCAAGGCCAATCTCCATGTAACCAATTATCAGTAACTTCAATTTGCTGACCACCTTTTATTTCCTGTTTAAATATACCAAACTTATATCTTATACCATACCCAGTTGCAGATACTTTAAGAGTCGAAAGAGACTCCATATAACACGCAGCAAGACGACCAAGACCACCATTACCTAGACCTGGTTCTTCTGCACACTCTAATATATCATCTAACTCATATCCAAAATTCTTTACTGCTTCTTTTGCTTCTTCTTGTATTCCAAGATTTAAAAGATTATTACCTAACTGTGGCCCTATTAAAAATTCTGCTGAAAGATATGCAACTTCTTTCTGTGGTTCTTTCTCTGCCAAATAATATGACATCATCTGATCTCTGACAGCATAACTCAATGCCATGTATAAATCATAGATGTTTGCTGTATCTGGTCTTTTACCTAAAGTGTAAAAAAGTCTTTCGGTAATACCAGTGTATAAACTATTCTTTATCGTCAAGTTTTTTCTTCTTGCTACCTATATTATACTTCGTTTCCAGTATCCAGTCACCTTTGTCTTTATATGCTAATACTTTGATTTGATTTAAAGGTGCAATGTCTTTGATTGTTTCTACATCAACAATGCTTATGAGACCCCAATCAGCAAGAAGCTGAGCAATACGATTCCGACGCTGAACATCATTAATAGTAAGGTTAGCGTGTTTCCCGTCAAGAGCAAAAAGTTCTTTAAAGTGGACAAGGTAATACCTCCCTTGTTTGTGTAAAATATGACAGGATTGATATATCTTTTTTTCCTTTCTGGAGGCAACACCAATACGTGTTAATGTTTCACGGACTTTTAAAAAATCATCGGGTTCACCAAGAACCACTTCAACCATTTTATCAGGTGCCCACTTTACCTCTGGGACTTGCACCACACTCATTTTGTTCCTCCAGTTTCAAACTTCGATTTAATGAAAGCAAGTTGCTCTTTAGTTAAAATAGTCAATGCTTGCTTTGCTTTTTCGTTACTATAACCATAGTAACGTTTTACATGATCAATATCTTTAATCGTATCTTTGCGGAGCCAAGGAGAGAATCTCTTCTTAGTTCTGAGGATATTTATAAAAAAGTCATATTGCATCTTCTTTGGTAAGAAGTTATACATGTTCATC